AGCACTAAACATCCCATTCTTTAAATGTGAATAGTTAAAGTTAGTTATCTCAATGTTAGTTTCAATGTCTTGTAACCCTTGTTGATAGTTAGGGGATGGATAAATGTTACCGTATTCTAAGCCAGTCATTACTTCTGTCTTATAATAAAAGATTTGAGTTCCTGTTCTTATGTTAGGATTAAATATAGGATATTCACAAAATGAACTGTGCTTGTTAGGATTATTATTTAAGCTGCCATCTTCATTAGTCCATTGGTCGCAATAGTAAACAATTTTACCATCGGGAGAACGCCTAAATTTAGAGAACTCTTGGTTATAAACCTCAACTATCTTACCATTAAGACCGTATATAATTTGTAAAGCCACACCATCAAATATTTCAAATGGTTTTGTATTCTTTCTAAATATACTATTCCAATCTTCAAAGCGATTAGCATTCGATAAAAAATACTCATATTCAGCTTGTTCTACTAATGTTAATTTAGTTTTGTCATAACATAAACCTTTACCGTAAACATGATCTGCTTTAGTCTTTATGATAGCACCGTTAACGGCATCACGATTATATAATTCTAAAAGGTAATTAGGATAGTCATTTGAATCCCCCCAATTTAACCAACCTTTATTACTACTCTTTTTAACGGTAGGATTAAACTGGCTATCAAATTCTATTTGTAGTAGGTTACCTACTTGCGTTATTTTATTGTCCATTGGTTACTATTGAAGTTCTTATGTCTTTATAATAAGTATTAGTTGGTGCTACAAATGCCCATGTCATTTTACCGTTCTCAACTTCGCCTGTTAAAGTCCTTAAATCAGTTGTGTTGATATTTGTATAATCAAATAAAGTAGCATTAGCAGATTGATAAACATAGTAAGAATAGCTGCCATAGTCATCTAAAAGCACTTTACCAAGTAAAGGTGTAGAAACACCAACGGTTAAAACAAACTGTTGTCTATTGCCATCTAATTCACTATACGTTTGAGTACAAGCTACTTTTTTACCTGTGTTATCATTAACAAAAACAAACACATATTGAGGATTAGCAATAGTTGCTTTCTCGAATAAAGATAAAGTAATTGTATTTGTGCCTGTGCTAAAGTAAATCATCTATTAAGATATACCCAAACTTTACAAATGTTACTAAATAAAAAAGCCTAGACTTACAGGTCTAGGACTTACATTTATATTATGAAAGTTATATTAAGGTGCAGCAACAATTAATAAAGCAGCTAAAGCAGTTGAAACTTCTAAACAGAATGTTCTCTCTTCGCCATCTAATACAATTGTATAGCCTGAATCATCATTGCCCATTTTACCACTTGCAGCAGAAACGGTTGCAATTCTCATTCCAAACTCTTGACCTAATAATCTAAATTTACCATTTTTATCTTTAACCATCCAAATAGTATCTTGCTTAGCTAACAATAAGATTTGTTGAGCAACTGCAGCTTGTTTCTTTGGTAAGTATAAATTTAAAGTAATTTTATTTGATAATGTTCCGTTTGTATTATTAGTAAGTAATTCTGTTTCATCAGCTTTACCATACTCAAATTCAAATGACCACATCTTTTTACCTGTTGCTAAGAATGATGCCACGTTGGTAATTATACCACTAGCAGATGTAATAGTGCCTTGAGTGTAATTAGAATACTCAACGGCATATACATTCACTAAACCCGGACTTGCATCTCTACAATCTCTTGTTATTCCCGATGTTATCGGGCAACTTGATAATGCCATGTTTTTATATTTTTATTTATTAGTAAAAAAAGGGAGTAGCATTATGCCACTCCCTAAATTAATTAGGTATTGATTTGAGAAACGATTTGATCTCCAAAAGCGATTTGAACTCCTAATTTAAACTTAGAGTTTAAACGGATTTTATCAGCTTCTTTAGCATAGAATACATCAAATGCTTCGCCTTCGTTTTCTAAATCAGTTCCTAAGAACATGTTATCAGTTGCAATAGCATAAATCTTTTTAGTTCCAGATAATCCAATTGTAGGTACAATTTCAACATCTGTGTTCTCTAAATACAATTTAGTTTCGCTACCTGTTAAATGGTAAAGATTATCAATACCTAATTTAATACGGTAATCTCTTGCCTCAGCAGTTCCCATAAATACTTTAGTATTTGGGTTGTTAAGGATGTCATTAGTCATTGCAGCATAAACAGCTTGTAAAGCAGTACGTGAGTTAGCAACAGACCATACAGAAGGAGTAGCAACAACTGGAGATGCAGCAGCGATAATTACACATAAACCATCAAATTGCTTTTTGTAAGTATCAACACTTAACAAATCACCCTGCCAAATAGCTACTTCTTTACGCTTGTTGTAGTTCATTAAAACATCAGCAACGATGTCATTACGGTAAGTAAGCATGTCATAATTAGATCCTGCCTTCATTGCACGTTGGTAGAAGTCTGGCTCTAAAGCTTGTTCACACCAATCCATTTGCAATTTAATTTTTCCTACTGTTAAAGTACGTTGAGTACCAACAGTTGAACCTGATGCATTAAATCCGCAATCAGAGTTAGCTTGCCATACAGCTTCACTAGCAAAAATGTTAATTGTTTCTGCTGATTTAATACCTGTTTGAATTTTCATCAAACTTGCAGTTGTACCTTCTGCGATTATTTTACGAATGATGTTTTTTGCATCTTGTTCTGTGTACGCTGGGATTGACCCTATTGAATACGCCATGTTTTTATTTTTTTATTTGTTTTTAAGTTTATTATTTTGCAAAGAAAGCGGCAGCCGCTGCTCTTTTATTATTTTTAAATATAGTATTTCCACTTTCTACTTTAGGCTCTGCCATTGGTAAAGAAAGTAAATCATTGAATGCTTTTGAGAAAGACTCTAAAGAAGTTTTAACCTCTAAATTTTCTTTTTCTACTGCATCAAAACGAGATACTAAAGCTGAGATAGTTTTGTTAGCTAAGTCTAATTTTGCACTAACCTCATTAACAGCAGCATCCATAGCCTCTTTAGTTACTGACAAATCAGTTACTGGCTCAGTTATTGCAGTTTCAGCAGTTTCAATTTCGCTAAGAATACCACCCATTACACTAATTACATCACCGTTGCTTAAAGTAATATCGCCATCGGGAGCAGGAAGTTCGCCATCGGGAGTAACAACTGTTACTTTAGTTACACCTGCAATAGGTGTTGGCGTATCATATTTTACAACTGTACCATCGGCACTAGTTAACTCACCCATTGGGGGTGCATCTGTTGTAGGTACTGCTAAATTATCGGGAGCAGGAACAACAGGAACAACTGGAACCTCAAACTTAAAAGCCTTAGCAAAAGATAACTTTTGTTCAGGTGTAAGCAGATTGTTCAAGAAGTCTTTAATTGAATTATTTTTATCTGTCATAATAGGATATATTTAAACTTTAATTTTATTAACTTATCGCCCAAAAGATTTGATTAGCCATTTCCTCAGTTAGTTCAACCGTTGGAGTTTCATAAAAATTACCCTCAACCGAAAAGCCTTTATAAATGCCAGTCTTAACAAATTCATCCCAAACGTTTTTATCGCCTACATAAACAAAACCAAACCAAGTGCCATTGGGCAACTGTTCTTGTCCTAAAGGTGGATTAACACCCATAGCACGATTGATTATAAACGATTGATATAAATAGCTATCACTAACCATTCGTGTGTTATCGTGCATTTGATTAATGTTTTTAGCATAACCTAGTTTAGAATACTTCTTTACTATTTGCTCAATAGTTTGAGGGGAGAACTTAACGTTATATTCTTTGCCTGTCTTGTCATCAATGCGATAAATAGGCATATCGGGAATCATTAAAGCACCTGCTAGTATTTGTTTATCGGGATTAGCAACTGCAAAGTTTCCTTTTTGTGAGCCGCAGTTAATCTTAATAGTTTTAAGTTGTTTATTAAAAGCAAAATAGTCTTGCTCGATTGCAGGACTATCAACTAAGGCAGTCGCAGTAACACCGCTACCATCTTTAACATCTTCATTTATTGTTAGGTCTATTAATTCCATGTTATGATATATTAAAATTGTTTATTTATTAACTCTTAGTAAGTAGCTTGAGATTGTAAAGTGTCTATTCGTTTAGATGAATGCCTAATATCTGTTTCAGTAACAAAGGCTTTAACAGGTTGGTAATTGTTATTTACATTCCCTGTAAAAGTAGTACTTGGTTGTTGTGAAGTTGGAGGTGCTATGTTGGGCGTTCCGTTGCTAGATGGTATGCTTACATTGCCTCCACTAGTATCGGGAGCAGCAGGTGCGCCACCGCCAAATTGAGCATTCTTAATAGTTTGTATGTTTTTAATAGCAACTAAACCTGCCGCAACTGCGTATAGTGGACCAGCAACAGCCCCAACAATAGGAATAGCTGAACCACTAGCATAAGCAGCTAATACTGCTTGTGCGCCTTGCATTACGGCTTGAGCAATTTGCAAAGCCTTATTAACTTCAAATTGTTTTTTAGCTATTGCAGTTTCCTCTGCGCTGCCTTTTTTAGCCTTACTTAATTTATTAGCAAAGAATATATCGGATAAAGCTTGAGTTGATTCTAAAGAAGTTTTGGCTAAAGCAAAACCACCATCTACTCTATCTTTTTCAGCTTTTGTTTTTGCAGCCTCTTTATCTTGAAAATCTTTAACATCTTGATTGTCTTGCTCTATTTGCCGTTTATGTTTTTCATCAAGTGCTTTTTTATTTCGTTCAGCTAAAGCAGCAGCTTCTGCATCTTCTTCTGCTTGGTATTTTTTATCTTGTTCCCTTCGGTCTTGTTCTAACTTTTTATTCCCTTTAGCTATTGCATCTTCTCTCTTTTGTTTTTCTTCTTCTAACTTTTCTTTATCCTCTAAATGCTTTTTATACTGTTCTTTTTTAGCTGTGTTATCAGTTTCAGTAATTACATATTCCTGTACTTTAGCATTTTTAATCATTTCAAGACTTGCAGATAAGTCTTTTTTCATTTGGTCTGTAAACTGACCACCAGCTCTAACATGTGCCTCAATCCCCCTAGCTATTTCTAAATTGGTATCAATAATAGCTTTTTGTTTTAGCTTTTCAATTTCAACTGTACTTTTACCAGCTGCCTTAGCAACTGTCATTTGTCTATCAAATTCAGCTATTTGTCCTGTTAAAGCTTCTTTTCCTTTTTCGGCATTAGCTTTCATTGCCTCGCCTTGTTTATCTAATTCACTATTTGTTAATCCTAACGCATCTGTAAAGGCATAAATTTGGTCTATAATAGCTGTAAAAATAGAACCTAAGAATTGTAGGCTTTTAGCGATAAATCCATTTCCCTCACTTAATTCTTTCCAATTTTCAACTAAATAACTTATACCCTCTATTAATAAAAAGATAGGTATGGCTTTCATTGCCGAACCAACACCCTTAAAGCCTGTTGCTATTTTATCAGTATCAAAATCTTTAAAGCCTTGACCTAATAAACTAAATGAAGATGATATTTTTTCAACACCGCTACCTTGTAAAGATTTAGTAGTGTCTTTAAGGTCATCCATCTTATCCTTAAGTTCAGCCACTCTTTTAGCAGCTTTACCATCGCCATTTAATGCAGCGGATTGAGCAGCTTTTAATTCTGCTTTTAATTCTTTTATTGAATTAATAGCCTTGCCAGTTCCCTCAACTTCAATACTTATTACTGTTTTCTCGTTTGCCATTATGCGTTAACTCCTTTAATTACTAAAAATTGAAATACAGGTGCTTCAGATGTTACACCACCAGTTGTTGCAAAAGAAACTTTAAAAGACCCTGCTGATATATTTGTAATTAAAACAATATATAAATCAGTACCAGACTTTTGATGAATTATGATGTTATCTGTTAACGCAACTAAAGTATTTGTAACTATAAAAGATTGATAAGTTGCTTGACCTGCCGCAGTAAATAATGTTATAGCTCCACACATTTTACTTAATGTAACACCTGTTACTCTTGATGTTAATTGAGCAATTGTGCCACCTGCTCCAGTAGCATAGCCTATTCCTAAAGTTCCGCTTGATGTGATTTGAGCGGTAACGGCTAATGAAGTTCCAGTTGCTGCTCCAATTACAGGCGTTGTTAAAGTTTTAGATGCTAATGTTTGAGCGGTTGTTAAATCGCAATAATCACTAACTACTCCTGCATCATTTTTAGATGCTAGTCTTTTTGTTGTTAAATCAATATAAACCGATTCTACACCTGTTGATGGAGTTGATATTGATGCTGCAGCTATTGCTGTTAAATCTAATTGTGCCATAATTATAAAATTCTAAGGATTGCTCCATTGTTAATTGTTAATTTTATTCCTGAGTTTATTTTGTATTTTCTTGAAATAATTGAATTATAATTATTCGTTAAAGATTGGTTTATTGATGCTATTTTATTGTTTTGATTTAAATCAACTAATATAGAAATGTCTCCACTTCCTAATAAACTTATTCCGCCTACTGTTTTAATGTTTGTATTACTTACTAAAGTATTTTGTTTTAAATTTATTTCCGTTGTTGTTGCGGTAGATACTGGTTTACCTAAATCTGTTGTATCATCTACATTACTTAAACCAACTTGTGTTTTAGTTAGTCCTGTTAAAGATGACCCATTACCATTGGTATCTAATTTACTTGCTTCTAATCCACTATATAAACTATTAACCGAATTGTCCCCTGTGTTAGTTCCTGAATTAGTACCTGTTATATCAGATGTAAAAGCTAAAGTACCATTAGCATCTTTTAATGTATAAGTCCTATCTGCTGTATTTGTATTAGTAAAGAATGAAGTAAACGTATTCGCCACATTTCTTAATCCAAACATACCTGTTAAGAAAGTTTTTAATCCGCTTACCGTTTGAGTTGATGCAAGTAACATATCACCACTACCCGAAACTGTACCCCATGATGTTGTATTTCCATTAGTGGTTAGGTATTTTCCGTTATTACCACCTTGAGTTGGTATTGATGAGCCTGTTGTTATATAAGTCATTATAATATAAATAAGTTAGTTCCTGTTGTTGTTAATGTTAGCGCATTCCATTGTGCTGTTATTCCTACGTAAGGCATAGCAGAACCGCTTACCGTTCCACCACCTATGTTATTAGTAAAGATTACTGTGTTAGCCGTTGCATCTATCTTAACAAAATATATTTTATAATCTACCATGTTAGCTGAATCCCATATTATTGTAACATCGGCAGCCGTACAATCAACATAAATTACTCTATTATTATAAGTTGCATCTATTGTAGTATCAACAGTTAATGTTATGTTAGGTGCTGAATCACTACCGTTAACAGTTGAATTGCTATAACTTGAATCTATAACTACCGGACCAACTAATCCAACACCTGTAAAATTAACTACATCACTATTTACAACTACATTAGTACAATTAATTAATGATATTCTTTCAGCATTAACTGCTACATAATTACCTGAGCCACCAAATGAAACAGAGTTACTGCCTAATAATAAAGAATCGCCATTTGATAAATTATTATTCATTATACGACCATCATTTGTATTAAATGGATCGGGTGGTTGTGGCGAAGTACCTCCACCCCATGCAGGGTAGTCTTTTACTTTTAATAGTTCAACCTGAGTACTTTCTTGATTAAGTAGATTGTAATTAGGAATAGAGTTAACATAAAAGTAAGCGTTAAGCGGATGTGCTATGTATATCTTATTTCTAAAAGTAAAGTTCTTTATTGTTATTTCATCTAAATTAAAATATGCTTTTACAACTGAACTTCTTTTATCACTTAACTCACTAATTTGTTGTGAATAAAATTTATTCATTAAATTGTTAGTTGTAAATGTAGCTTGTTGATAGTTGTAAAATACACGATGCGGAGTGTCCCAACACAATGTTAAAGTAGGTTGGTAAGGATTATCACAATCGCCAATAAATGGATATGTATAGTAAATTGTGTTAAAAGGCGCAAAAGTACTTTTTAAATTCCATCCACCCCAACCAGCAGTAATAACGCCACCTGCATATAAATTACGAATGATTGATTTAAAATTCTTTAAAGTTCCTGCATCATTTTTATAAATCTTTGGAATAACTAAGCCAGTACCAACGCATGAAACAATTGGAGTTGATGCGTAAATAGATTCTGTTTTCTTTACACCGTTTACAAAGTCGCTTGTGCATTCTGTATATCCATAACCATAGGCTTGAGCATATTCTTTGTAATAAGCCTCATTATAAGTATCTGCATCTGTCTTATAAGTATATTCATATCTTTTAGTATCAAGTTCAGCAACTGGACTTATTTCAATCTTTTTAGAGTGGTCTAAGAAATTAGTCCAATCTTGAGTACCGTTATAAAAACCATTGCTTCGTGGCTCAATAATATAGTTAAGTGGATTGTTTGGGTCAACTTCTAGGTATAAATTAGCAAGTTGAATTTCAGCCATTAGCCAATCTTTCTTTTTTAAATTGGTTGGTAAGGCTTGATTAACTTCTAATAAATCCCCCTCTGTTATTGATAAGTCATCAATAACTGCAAAGTATCTTGAAGTTTGTAAAGTTGATGGAAATGATGGATTATAAACAACACCTATAAAATATTGAGTAACCGTTGTTACGCCTCCTGTTATTGGAATGTTTGCGCCATATTTAGGTATAATAACTAAATTAACAGGCTGAACTTCTACTCTGTATTTAACCCCTGCTGTAAATATACCTGAGTGATAGCATGAAATTGTTATGCCAATAGTACTTTGAGTTGTATCTAATGATTGTAAGTTAGATGCAACAACAACCCAAGTTGAGCCTGTCCACCCCATTATATTAACTAATATATCGCCACTTATAATTAGAATGCTTGTAACTGTATATAAAGAATTTGTAACGTTACAACCAACTGATAAATCTGTTATTAGTTTATATTTTCTAGTAACGGGAACTGTAAACTCGCCATTACCAACAATATAAACGTTACCTGCATCATTGTAAGGTGATATTGTATCTTCATTGAATAAAACAATATCAGTAGTTGGTGTGTTAACATACCATAATCCTGCTAAAAAAGTTGTAGTATATGCCGTTCCTGTTTGGTCTGAATTTCTACTTGCAAAAAATTCGCCATTTGCTCTTGTTGTAGCATCTATTGTAAATGTCTCTCCAATTGAATCTATTAATGCTCTTTTATATTCATTAGAATCTAAATAGGTAGAAGTCCAACTATAACCAGCATCAACAAATATCTGCCTCATTAACTCACGCTTAAATATAGATGGTCTAAAATGCTTAACGTGATATTCAGTTTCTGCATTTATATTATTTAATCCTCTATTTATTAATCCGTAATAAACACCAAGTCCCCATTGTGTAGTATATGAGCCTAGTGCATTACCTTGAGACCATGATGCAATAACATTAGCTCTACTTAGTATATGGTCATAAGCACTCATGTCTACATTATCTGAAATAGAGGAATTTCCTGTTATTAGTTTATCCCCAATAGCAACAAATAGATTGCCTAATGTTCCTGTTATAGCTATTGCATATGTTTTTTCTTGACTATCGGCATCTAAGGTTACATTGAGTAATTTTAAATCTCCATTCAATTGTAACTTACTATTAATGTAGTATTTAATATTACATTTTAATCTAGGGTCGAATAAAGTTAAAGAGTTATTTAATTTAAAAATGTTACTAAATAAAATGTTAATCTCTTTAGTGCCGGGCAGATTAATAGTCTTTGAAAATGTAGCATTTCGTTTATCGGGATTACGAACATCGGCAATTAAAAAATTAAGCGATAAAGGTATTTCATTAATAAATGATACATCCGTTTCAACACCTGCCTGAGTAGTTATAACAATTTTAATATCAGCCACGTTGTCTATGATTAGAATGTGTATAACTTAACTCAATAATGTAGTTTCTTAGTCTTTCATTATTCTTAGTAGTGTAACCTGTTTGAGTAACTTTAACGGATTTGTAAACGCTTGTATTTCCTAAGTCTAGTCTAACATCAGTTGAAGTAAATAAGTCTTTATGTGTTACAAATTCTGCATCAGTTAACCAATCGCTTGTTAGTTGTAGGTTATCTTGAATAGTAAGGCCTTGAACTTTCTCGCTACTCAAAGAAGTATCTAATGTTGAAACGTTTGCCACAACAGTCCACATTGATTTCTTAAAGGTGCTTACTGTTTTAGTTGAACTTAATGTTCTAGCCAATGGGCAATGTAAAGTATCATAGCCACCTTTAGAATTAAGATAATGTAAAGTGTATACTTCAAATTTAGGATTAGTTCCTACTGTAACTCTTTGAATTACGCCTCCATAAGTTGGGTCGCTAATTGTATATTTATCTACTAATGAAGTGATGATTGGATATGTGCCACTAATAACGGTAACCAATCCACTTGCTATTCCTAATAAGCCTTTGTAACCAATATCAATACATTGATAGTTATCGGTGTAAATTCCTGTTGCATAATCAGGTCTTGCTATTCTATATTCAGCTATTAAAGTATTAGCAGCGTCATAAGTTTTAACAGTTATGTAAGGAATATCATTAGTATTTCCTTCTTTAATTAAAGCATAAAGAAAGTGAGAACGGTCTTTGTAAGTTGTATAAGTGCCACCGTTGGCAGAAGTTAAATAAACATAATTAGAAATAGTTGAATCATAACAATAGTAATCAACACTGTAAGGTGCAATGTAAACATAATCTACACCAGCGTTCCAAACTACATATTCAGTATTAGCACCTGCATAATAGGTAGGTGTAGTTCCGTAAGTTTCGCCTATATTAAATCTAATTTTTCTAGTTGCATTAGCACATTTTTTCCAACCGTATAAGTTAACAGGGAAATAATTTTGCATTAGATTTTCAGCGTAATTGCCAATGTTATAATGAAGATTACCAGTTGAATCCGCTTTAACGTAATCAACTGCTAATACAGTTAAAGTAATTACATCGGTTACAATAATTGTAAATGTAAAGTTAGGGGATGCAAATTGAGTTGAAACAGCATCTAAAAACTGTTCGTTATAAACTGGTGTTGGTGTTTGTGGACTGCTATAAATTGTTACTGCCATTTATTTTAATGTTATTTCTTTGCCTATTAGTTTTGACATATTTGTTAATAATATATTTATTCTGCCATCTGTTGCAACGTGGTCTATAAATGGTCTAGGCTTAACGCCATTCCTACCTATTGACCTTGCAACTATAAATGCAAATTGCTTAGCTGCTTTAGCAAATGGTAATTTGGTTACTTTTCTTTTTGTTAATCCTTTCTTTTTATTATATGCGATTGTCATATCGTATATAATTTGTGAGGGATTTATTCCATTCTTAGCTTGCCAATTTTTACCAAGTGCTTTAGTCGGTGGCATCTTACCTTTCTTTCTGCCATTTTCAATATAATACCAATAGTCTTTATCGGCATATACTTCAATCCTCACTCCGTTTGGGATGTAAACTAAACCACCTTTAAATCTTATATCGGGTGGATTTGGGTTACCTCTACCTCCTTTTTTAAGAGCCGCAAACATTTCATTCTCTAAATCAACTGCTAATTTCTCAGTAAAATCATTTAACAATTTATCTATTTCTTCTTGCAAGTTCAAGTTCTCTTTGTTCTTGTTGTTCTAATTTGTTTTTATCCTTTAAATATGCCAGTTCATTTAGTAACCTAATAACTGACCAATCGTGTATTTCATCCTCTTTTATTCTATTAGCTTGAGCCACTTGTTTAACTATGTGAGTCCATCCCCAAAAGTCGCTAAACCGTTCTCTTTCAGTTCGGTTGTCATCTCTTTCAATAGGTTCTCCGTTGTCATCACGCCTTCCAAATAATCCTGCGTATTGAGATTCCAATTCATTAATACTTCTAAGCAAAAAAAAACAGAAGGCTGTGCTATTGACATTGGTGCTTTAAGAAACTTGTCAGCTATTTCAGCGTGTTTATTACCATCGTATTTGAATGATAGGTAACTTGCAGGCTCATAAACCAAAGCGCATAGTTCGTGAAGGACACTAATTAAATTAGGATGCTCCATTAATGTTTTAATAGTTATGTATCTACCTGTATTAATATCGTTAACAGAACGGGATGCTTTATAGAAATTGCCACCCTGCCACGTTATTAATTTAGGTTGTGGTTTATACTTAACAGATTTAACTAAGCCGCTTAAATAGTATTTAAAAGCTATCTTAGGCTTAACTTCCTTAGTTAGGAATGCTAAAGAATTAATATAATACTTGTATTCTTTTAACGGTAGGCTTTCGACTTCATCAATTGTCTTCCCTGTAAAGAATGAAATGATACGAGACCAATCAACCTCGCCCTGTAAATGAGGGTAAATTGTTTGGTACTGTTCAATTGTAACTTGGTTAAATGAAAATGGTATACTCATCAATAAGATATACCCAAACTAATTAAGTTTTTATAAAAAACTATATTTACCTGTATTCTTATTGATTTTGTTTAAGGCTACATATCTAAAACTGTCAATGATATGATTATTGAAGTCAACAGGTGTATTAGTACCCTCAATCCATTTGTAACTTCTAAACTCTTTTATTGCATTTACTGAAGTTCGAGTTATGTTTATCTTAAATTGCTTTAAGGTATCTATTGAGTTTCTAATGCTATCTGGTCCTTTATTTGCACCCTCTATATTGAATCCTGCCCTCCTTAAATCCTCAATACTTTTAGGTTCAGCACTATCAGCAACTATTGAAATGTGTCTATCAATACCTAATGTTTGCAGCTTTTTAATTATGTCGCTATTCGTTAATCCTGTTTGATATAATAGTTCATTAACGTAAAGTTCATTATTATAACGGTAAACTTTAATAAATGTAGTTGGGTCATTAGTAAATCCAAAATCCATCCCGGCACCAATCAACTCAGCACCCAAAGGAATGTCATCTACAATATCAAAGTTTCTAAAGACTAATCCCTCTATCTTACCAGTCATGCCACGAGCATAAACTTTAAATAGTTCCATGTCTTTGTATCTTAAGCCTTCTATTTTATCTCGTATCTTTTGAGCAACAAATGGATTATGCCGATGATCGGATATAAATAGCTTAACGCCCTCAGTTCCTATTAACTTTTCATGCACCCAAAATTCAGAATTAGGATTATAATCGATATAAACCTGCTTTCTGGTCCTCATATAAAGTTCATTGAATATATCGTAAGTTATGCCTTGCGCCTCGTTTATGAATAGATAATCCCTTTTACCCGACTTAGCACCTTGAGCAGTTTCATAAGATTTAAACTCCATTACAGAACCGTTAACAAATTGAAATATACGGTCAGTTCTATTGTAGTCTGCTATCTTATGTCTAAGTTGTTCGCTATTATTATAAATGTCTAAGGCATCACGTAAAGCACCAGCTTTTAAGTTAGGGATTGATTCGCCAACAACTGTAATAACTATTTGCGATTGAATGGCTTTAGTGAATAGAACTTGAAGTATTGAATAGGTTTT